GCTTGAAAAATTGAGAACAGATCTCGCCGTCCAGGTTGGCGTCACTGCAAAGGACGGCTATCCGGTATCACGCGGTGATGTGCTGGGCATTATCACAACGGGCGGCTTGGCGCGGCGACGCACCAGCGGGCTTGTCGGGACGACCGGCTTTACCACCGGCTCAGATGCCGGATCGATCGCACCGAGCGGCCGATTCAAGGCCGGCGACGTGATCAAGACGCTGACCGGCGTCAAGCAGCAGGAAACTGCAACGGTTGCTGGCACGGTTACTGAACCCGGTGATGCAGCCGTTGTCGTGACGGGAGCTTTGCTTCCTGGCGGGTCCAAGGCATTGGCCGTCGCTGTTGCCGACAACGATACGGCCGCTCAGGTGGCGGGCAAGATTCGCACGGCTCTCGCGGCTGACGGCGACATCAACGATGTCTATGACGTTTCGGGTTCGACGACCGCAGTTGTGCTAACTGCTAAGGAAGCCGCTGCCTACGACTCGACCCTGAACATCTCGGTCGCCGACGGTACATCGACGGGTGTAACCACCGCAGCAACGTCGGCAAATACCACGCCGGGTAACGCCGTCGCTGCAACGATCGGCACGATCGAATCGATAGTGGCCGGTGAAGACGAAGACGCCGTTACGTTGACCGGTAACGCATCGATCAACGCGGCCGAGGATGCGGTCGTGATCGGAGCGGACGGCAGCCAGGTTGCCAAGGCCATCGCAGACGAAGGATCGGACGGTGTCGGCGATACGCCGATCCGTACATTCATCGGCGGCTATTTGGATGAGGTCCAGATCACCGGTCTGGATGACGCGGCAAAAACCGAACTCGGCGGCAGATCTGTCGTCGGCGGGATTTTCAAATTTTAGGAGGCTCGAAAACCACAAATGCTTACACTTACTTTTCCAACAAACGCTGAGCTGAATGAGGTTGTCCAAGCCTTTGAAGCAAGTCCGGAGGATTACATCGGCAAACAGATCCTGCCGGACAATGAGTCCATGTTCCAAGAGGTTCGCTGGGACGAGCGTGATCATGATCGAGGGATCACATCTGCTCACACAATGGGCACCGATCCAAAGACCGGTACGCGCCAAGGGTCGAGAACGCGCTCGTACACGCCGATACCTTTCAAGGAAACGGATCTGCTGAAGGAAGACGAGATCCTACGATCGCGGCAGCTCGGCACGATGGCTGGCACGCTCGATCTGAGCGAGGAGATCGCTCGCATCGCGAAGGACCGATTTGATAAGACGGAGGCCCGGAAAGAGAAACTTCGGTGGGACACACTGCTCGGTGCCATTGCCATTAACGAGAATGGCGTCAAGGTCGATGAGACATTCCCGGTACAGACGCATGATGTCGCCGTTGCTTTTGGAACCGCAGCTACGGCCGCACCTCTGAAAGAGTTCAACGCAGTTAAGTTGAAGTTCCGAAAAACCGGTGCGTCGGCTGACGGGGCAAAGGCCTATCTGAATCAGACAACGGCCAACATGCTCCTGGAGAACCAGAACGCTGGTGATCTGAAGGGGTTCCAGAACGCGAATTTTACGCAGCTGCCATACAGCATCGACGAAGCGAATAAGGTCCTTAAGGTACGCGGTCTGCCGGAGCTCGTAGTTTATGACGAAGGTTGGGTCGACGACAACGATGACCTGCAGCTCTTCATTCCCGACAATCGCATCATCGTCGTGGGCAAGCGCAAGAAGGGGCAGTCCGTCGGCGACTTTATGTCGACACCGTCGCTGCACAATAACCGCAACGGCCAGCCGGCTCCGGGTTTCTTCTCGATCATTGAGGTTAACGGCAGCCCGTCCGAACAGGTTGGTGCCGTTTCGATGGGCCAGTTGGGTTCGTCCAAGAACCCGAAGGTTGAGATCACCGGTGGTATCTATGGCGGCACGCGACTGATCTATCCCAAATCAGTCATCGTGATGGACGTTTCATAAGGAGGAAAGCATGGCTACCGAAGCTAAAGACAAATTCAAGGGGGCGACGGACGCCCACACCGACAAGGGTGCCGAAGAAGCGGCGGCCGGTAGCCAGTCGCAACCGGCGTCGGATCCGAATCAGGACAAAACTGCGGGCAGCCCGAAGGCCGGGTTGCCGCAGCCTGATGACAAAGGTAAAGGTGGAGCGAAAGGAAGCGAGAAGGCGCAGGCCGATCCGCCGAAGAACGATCCGCCACCGGCGAAAAAGGAAGTCACACATGTTCGCGTCATTTCCGAAGGGACGCTCGGGCCACAGCTGCTTGTTAAAGGCGATGTAACCGACGATCCGGATTACGTGGCGATCCTAAAGCAGAAGGGTCAGAAGAAGGTGGAGGCTGTCAAATAGGTGGCCTATATCGGGACTCAGGATCTTATCGATGAGCTGGGCGAGGGAACACTCGTCCAGCTAACCGATGATGGAACGGGAGAGGAGCCAACTATAAATGAGGCGCGCGTACTAAAGGCGATCGAATCTGCTCAAGGCATTTTCGATTCGTACGCCCGCTCCCGTTACTCGCTTCCGGTTCCGGTGACCACGATGGTCAAGAGCCTGAATCTCGATCTTGCTATCTTTCACCTCTACAAATCGCGAACCTCGATCGCCAAAGGAGTCTACGACGTCAGAAGGGCCGCATATGAGGATGCGATGAAATTGCTGAAGGCTATCTCAGCCGGCCAAGCCGGTCTCGACGTTCCCGCAGCTGAAGAAACGAAAACGAATCCGGCCACGCCCGATAGGGTCCTGACGAATGCCGGCAACGCAAAGTTTACTGACGATAAATTGAAAGGTTTTTGATGAGGAACAACCAAAAAGTTCTGTGGTTTTGCATCGTGGCGATCGGCGTCGCGGTCGAGGCGGTTGCATTACTGGCCGGGCGCTAACGCAAACAAATTATATGGCAACGGTTACTGAAAAAGAGCTCCGCGCGATGGCCGACGAATGGGGCGGGATCATGCGTCCGATCGTCCCAGAGATCGAGAAAGCCGACAAGATCAAGAAGAAGATCTTCGCGTGGCTGAAGACTAACCGAAAGCTGATCACAGTCGCCGGTGCCGAAGCGATCGCAAAACGATTTGAGAAGTTCGGTGACCGTTCGATCGAAATATCTGATTTTCTAAACGCTGCGGCCGAGAAGACTGAAGGCGAACGAAATGGGTGTCTGAAGGTGGAGATCAAAAAGGCTGAGGAGCTGCTCGGAAAAGCAGCGGTCGACGCAATCTCAAGCCGCCCGACCGTCGCCGGCAATTCGCTCGAACTGACCGTCAAGGCGAAATAACTTATGAGCGACACGGAACTCGACAACCTATTTTCTTATCACGCTCCGAAGGGCGATCAGAACTATCGCTACGAGCAGATCCGCGACGCAGCCAAGCAGCTTGCAAAAACGATCGTTGAAAACACGCCGAAGTCGGCAGATCAGACTGCGGCGATCCGCAAGGTTCGCGAAGCAATGATGACAGCAAACGCCGCGATCGCGACGAACGAATAGATTTTTGACAAATGGCTGAATCGATACAAGGGCTCGAGAGACTCTTCCGCCGCGTGCAGCGACTACACGATCGCACCTCACGCGATATCGAACGCCCGATCAAGGCCGGTGCGGTTTACATGCTCGGTTCGATCGAGCGGAATTTCAAAGCCGAGGGACGCCCGAAACGCTGGACCGCGTTAGCCGAATCGACAGTTCGCCAGCGTCGCAAAGGGAAAGGTCGGGGCGGGCCAAAGATCCTGACCAATTTCGGCGTGCTGAAAGGCTCGATGAGTAGGCGGATAAGACGAACCGAGGCCGAGGTGGGCACGAATGCCGTGCAAGCGAAACGCCAGCACTATGGCTATCCGAAAAAGGCCGGACGTGGTCATTCAAAAACGCCGGCGAGGCCGTTCGTGATGTTCCAGAATGAGGATTTTGACGCGATCGGAATGATCTTTAGTCGTCACGTTAGAAGCTAATGCCGCCAACACTCGATTTTGAATTTTACGCCGGCGGGATAGAGGACGGGATCCTCGAAGTTTTGAAAGAGCCGATGAAGGCGATCGGGGTCAAGTCGCTCGGAACGTACTCGGGCGAACTGGACGACGCGGCGGCGATCGAGGATGCGATCTCTCAGCAGACGTTTCAACTCCCTGGGGTGCTCGTCACTTATGCCGGCGGAGAGAATGCCAACAACCCCAAGACGTCGCCGGTCTTAGGTAGGCCACGCAGCTTCAGGCACGAATGCAGCTTTGGCGTGATCGTCCTTGATGACAACCCGCAGGGCGAACGGGCGAGGCGCCGGGGAAAGATCTTTAAGATGCAGTCGGTCGTTTGGAGAGAGCTGACCGACAGACGTTTGAAAAAGGTGGCCGAGGGCGAGGGGTACGTGATCATCGCCAGTCCATTTGAGTCGGTCGGGGACGGCGAGTATTTGCTCACCGTCGATCCATTTGAACCGGTCGAGACGATCGTGATCCCAAAGCTGCCGAACATCACGGCGATATGCCAGATCTTCGACACGGCATTCAAGTGGATGTCAGAGGATCGGACGGCAGCAGGAACGACTGCCGAGGAGATCGAGGTCGAAGTTGAAAACAGTTGGAACCGCATCCCGGGACGCGAACCTGCAGGGCCACCGGGCGTGAGTGCCGAAGTCGGCGGGTAAGAATTTTAAGGAGCAGAAAACATGATCACTATCAAAAATCTCAAAAATATTCCGCTGATGGTCGACGGTAAATCGCTCGGTGCTCACGATCGGATGAAGGTCAGATCGATCACCGACGAGGCCCAGCGGCTGGCCGATAAGAATTTCGTTTCGATCATCCAGCCGAAAGTCGAAAAGTCTGATCCGCCGAAACAGGATCCGCCGAAAGTCGATCCACCGAAGAACGATCCGCCGAAGAACGATCCACCGAAGGGTAAGGAGAACAAGTAAATGACAGTAGCGATCGAAAACACGCCTCCGGGCGTATCCGCCATAATCAATGCCGGCCAGACATCGCGTCCGGTCGAACGCCAGCCGTCGTCAACGGCGTTCCTGGTGGGCTATGCGCCGTGGGGCCCCACGAACCAGCCGATCACGGTTACGAGCTTTAGCGACTACGCTCGCAAGTTTGGCCCGCTGCACGCTAACTCACGACTCGCCGATGCCGTGAAAGTCTTTTTCGATTTCTACGGCGGCAGGCAGGCGATCGTCTCGCGTGTTGTTGGTGCGACGCCGGTCAAGGACACCCTGACGCTGGTCGACAGCGTGGACGAAGATACCTTGCGGGTCGATGCGAAATACCCATCGACCGATGTCGATATCAAGGTCACGGTCGCCACCGGTACCGCCGCGAACTCAAAGAAGTTCACGTTCGCAAGCGTTTATCTAGGCGTCACCGAGGTTTTTGACAACGTGACACTCGACGCCGATTCACTCCTGTTTGTAAACGAGCGATCAAAGCTCGTCGATCTCGTTGATCTCGATTCAGTGACTGCGGCCCCGGGTAATCTGCCGGACAATCTGGTGGCAACAGCGTTGGCGACGGGTACCGACGATTTCGCTGGTCTTGACCAGACAGAATACGTTGCCGGCCTCGCAGCCTTTGCCGACTCTAATCTCGGAACGGGCCAGGTCGCCGTTCCTGGCATTACTCACTCGACCGTCTATGCTGCCCTGAAGACCCACGCCGAGCTCTACCAGCGTCTCGCGATCCTCGACGCCGCCCTGGGCAACGATGTCGCCGAAATGCTGGCCGTCGACACCTCGGCATATCGATCGAGCCACGTCGCTCTTTATTATCCGTGGCAGCAGATGCTCGATATGGCCGGTAGCGGAGCGAAGAAATTCTATCCGCCGTCAATCTTCGCCCTCGGTGCTTGTGCCAAGGTCGACCGCACAGTCGGCGTTCACAAGGCCCCGGCAAACATCCCGGCTTACGGTGTCATCGACGTTGAGCGAAACACCGACGGCACGCCGATGTTCTCGGACAATGCACGGGCACTACTAAGCGAAAAGCAGATCAACGTCATCGCTCCGATCCAGAACGAGGGCATCAAGATCTACGACGCCAAGGTGCTTTATCCGACGGGCGAGACCCGGGTTCGAACGCTGCATGAACGCCGCGTGCTGAACCTGCTCTTTTACTCGCTCAAGCTCGGTTTGTCGTGGGCTGTTTTCGAACCGGTGTCGGGCAAGCTGTTCCGCTCGCTCAAATCGTCGGCCTCGAACTTCTGTCGCAACCTGTGGAACGCAGGAGCTTTCTACGGCAAGACGGAAGCGGACGCATTCCTGGTCACATGCGACGAATCGAACAACCCGCCCGAATCGCTCGAGCTGGGCATCGTCAAGATCCAGGTGTCAGTCAAGATCAGCCCGGCCGCCGAAAGGATCATCGTCAACATCGACAACGTCCCGCTTTCGCAGGACCTCAACATTTTGAACGGAGGTGAGAACTAAATGGGAGTAAATAACGGTAATTACTTGGTCGAGGTCGACGGTGTTGCTCTTTGCGAGGCTCAGGAAGTAAAGATGAGCGGACCCGAACACGAGGAAGTCGAGATCCACACCGGTACTCGGGACCACCCGATACTCGTCAAGGGCAAATATAAGGTGCCAGAGGTCGAGATAAAGCAGGCACGGGCACTCAATAACGAAGGCTCGGACTTTATCCGGCTGTTCCAGGACTATCGGACGGGTGCGAATATGGCGAAGCCCACGGTGCGGATCGTCACGCTTGGCGAGGACGGGCAGACGGTGATCGCTACCGACGAATACACCGAATGCGTGCCTAAGAAGTTCAAGCCCGGTGACAAGAAGGCCGATGGCAAGGAAGCGGATACGTTCGATATCACGTTCCGGCCAACGGCTCACGAAGCGATCTATTAGACGCCGGGTAATAGGTAACAGGGCAAGCGACATGCCCTTTTAGAGTCTCTTCGCTGCTGCCAAGCCTTGAGGAGCTAAGCACCGCAAGCGTCGATGTCGCCGACGCCTGCGGTGCTTTTTGAACCAAGAAATGGAACACAAGATCACACTGGTTTTCGGTTACACCGACAAAGAGGGCGTCACGCACAAGGATGTGACGTTTGGAAAGCGTCCGATCTTAAAGGATCTGTTGGCTCTCGATATGAATCCGCTGACGCAGCTGCCGACGCAGTATGTGCAGCTGGTTCGGCGACTGATGATCACGAAATTCGGAACGCTGGCGATGCCAGTTGCTCTGCCGATCCTGCTCGCCCTAGATACGGTTGATGATGACAAGCTGGCCGCCGAAGCCGACCAGTTTCTCGTTGGATCACGGGAGGGCCGCACGACGGAATTCCGCAAGGATGAAGCGAAGCTCGGTTTTGGGATCGAGATCGACGACATGATTTACGACACGGTTCGCTTCGGAAAGCGGCTTACGGTCAACGACTATGTCGAGGCTGAGAGGCTCAGGCTCGGAGACGGTCTTGCGAAAACAGCACATCTAGCCGGATGCCAGGTCTCTGAGATCTCAAGCAGCGAACACGGCAGCAAACTCGAAGGCCAGCTATCGGTCGAACAACTCTCCGGGATGGATAGTGAGGACTTTAATATTCTGCGGTTCGCCGCAGAGTTTTTTCGTCTCGAGGTACCGGGAACAGGAGCGACGGGAAAAGAACCAAACGGCGACGATCCTCCGACTGGCAAAACTGACGGGACTGACGATCGAGGAAGTAAAAAAGCTGCCGATCGAGAGGTTTAACACATACGTTGACCTGATAAAAGACGAAGGAGATTGACGTGGCCTCAGAGGCATTTACCCTAGCAATTTTGCTCACGCTGAAAGACGGCGCATCTGGCGGTCTCGACCGCTTTGCGGCGAAGCTGCGTGCGACGGGTAAGGACGGCGAGAAATTTGCATCCGAGTTTGAGAAGATCCGCAGCGACCTCAACCGCGATCTGGCGATCGGCGGTGTCGGTGTTTCCGGACTTGCTCTGATGGGTAAAGGCATAAAGATGGCCGGCGATTTTCAGGCGTCGATGACGGAGCTGCGATCGTCCTTTGCGACCGTTCGCAAGGATGGTCAGATCGATATCGCCGCTCTCGGCCCAAACATGCAAAGGGCCGAAGCGGTCGCCATGAAGCTCGGCAACCTCCTCCCCGGTACCACCGAAGATTTTGTACAGATGATGATGGTCCTCAAGCAGAACGGTTTGGGGATCGAAACTATTCTGAACGGCGCCGCCAATGCCGTCGGTAATCTCGCCGTAGCCACAAACTCGGTGCCGCGAGAGATCGCAGCCGACTTTGCCAAGTTTGGCAATCTATTTCGGCTCCGAGCGGAGGATTTCACACCTGCGGCCGATGTTTTTGCACGGATCTATTCGGCCACCGGTCAGACGTCGGGCGAGCTGATAGAGGCGGCTAAATACTTCCAGGGACGTGCGGGTCAAAACCTCGGCATCGGTGGTCTTAAAGACGCCGAGCAAATGACCCGGCTCTTTGGCTTGATGGGGAAACAGGGAATGACCGGCTCGATGGCGGGTATGGGCCTGACCCAATTTTTTGAAAGTTACGGCCAGCACAAAGACAAGCTCGAGGATCTCAGAAAGGCCACTGGCATCAAGCTCGATTTCTTTGACCAGAAGGGGAAATTCGTCGGAATGGAGTCTGTCATCGAGCAGATGCAGCAGTTCAATAAGCTCACAACCGAGGATAAATCCGCGTGGATGTCGGAGCTATTTGGCGTTCTCGGCATGGGGGCCGGCAATGTACTTGCGAACGGACAGGCGTGGAAGACGCACAATGCCGAAGTGGATAAGGCGATCTCGCTGGCACAAAAGACCACCGAGATGTCGAAGAACTTTAACAATCAGACCGAGGCTCTGACTGGATCGCTCAAGAACCTGGTCGTGACCGGCCTCAGCCGGTTGCTGCCGGGGCTGACGAGCCTGGCCCAATCAGCAAACACGGCGGTCGGTGCGTTGGTTGAATTTGCCAAAGCAAATCCGGGACTGATGCAGACGTTGGGAACGATCGCTCTTTACGGCTCGACGGCGTTGATAGCGTACTCAGGCATCAAGACTCTATCGGCCGGCTTTAACATCCTGAAGCTCGCGTCACGTTTCTCTCGGGGCGAATCGGCACTCGCCTTTATTGATGCCGTCGGGGAGAAATCGAAAACAGCGTCACGCAATGTGGCCGGTTTTACGGGATCTGTGAAGACGGCGGAGAGGCAAGTCGGCGGACTGCGGGGCTCGATGCGGGATCTCGCAGGTTCGAGTGCGGTTCGCATGGGCGTTCAGATCGGTGTGATCATGGCCGCCGAAGCTACGGTGATGAGCTTTTTAGAGCACGTCATGCAGGGAAAGGAATTGTCGGCAAAGCTCAAGCTGAATATGGCCGATATGCAGGCACAGATCGACGGCCTTTTGATCAGTGGCGAGATGTTCAAGGCTCCTGGTCACAGAAGTGGAGCGATCGACTCCTCGATAAATCCCGCATTGAATTCGATCCTGGACGGCGGCCGGTTGATGCGAA